ACCCTCGCCGCGACAGGAATGTTGCCCGCGTTGACCACCCAGTTATAGGGCTGGATGCCGGCTGTCGTTGGGATATTGGTGATCGTATAGGCGTTCAGCGTCGTATCGCCGGTCGTGGTGATCGGCTGAGCGACATGCAGATCATACTCTTTCTGCAACACCGTCCAATCCTTATCGAGGATCAGTTGCTGGAGCTCGCGGTTGATCAGCGCCCACAATTGCTTGACCTGCAAATCCGTGCTCGTCGTGACGACGGCGGGCGGATTGAGGCCAAGCTCTGTGTAAGCCTGATAAACGATCTGAAAGAGCGTATAGGTAGGGTAGCTCATAGCGTTATGCGCTCACGATACCGACCCATTGCGGGGCCGCACCACCTGAACCCGAGACAAGCTGGAAGCTCGCCCCCTTGTTGGCCGATACTGAAACGCTGGCCGAGGTCGAGCCGTTGAGCGTCGCGCCGCCGGTCGGTGCATAGACGAGAGCAGTCGTGTCGCCCGTGTTGAAGAAGTAAATTTCCTTCGCCGGGGGAAATACGACCGCCGAAGGCGGCAGGATGAACCCGGTCTTGCCGCTCGTGGAATTGGCGAGGAAGACCGATGTCCCGATGACCACGCCGAGGGCCTGAGTGGTTCCAACGCCTGCGGTCGGCCCGCTGATCTGGCGGCCGATGAGGGTAGCGTGAGGACCGGAATCCCCAAGACCCATAAGGTCGCTTGTAAGTGCCATGTGGGTTCCCCTTATGCGCTGTTGATCGCGACCCACTGCGGCGCAGTGCCGCCGGAGTTCGCAACGCACATGAACATGCACCCCTTGTTTTGCGCGATGGTCACCGCGCTTGAGGTCGAACCGTTGAGCGTCATGCCGCCAGTGCGCGGATAGATGAGGGCGCTGTCGGCACCGACGGCGGCGTTGAAGAAATAGTATTCCTTCGCCATCGGGGGGGCGGACGGCAACAGATAAGCCGTCTGCCCGGTCGTGGGCGTGCCAATGGTGATCGTCTGCACGAGCGCTGTCGGCGTGCCCGCCTGTGTCGTCCCGCTGCCGGTGAGAGTCGCGATCGCGTGGCCGAGACGCCCGGCATGCGCCGCGCTGTCACCCAGCCCCATGAGGTCGGTTGCAAGTGCCATATTCAGTCTCCGTTATTGAGAAGGGATGCGCGGGCCGCGTGGTTTTCCTTTGGGCCACCCGCGCGCTGGTGCCCTCGGAGGATCATTCGGAACGATGCTGTTGATGGCGGGGGCATCATATGGCCGATCAGCGCCGGAAACGCCCATGCCGTCATCGCCATGATCGGCGTCTACGGCTTCCTGGGTCCAATCCGTGCCGCCCCCGGCCATCGGGCCGATGGGAGGAGATGCATCGCTATAGAGATGCTGAGAGAAGTCGGCGCCCTGAAACTTGGGCTGCGTTGTCGTCCAGTCCTGCCTCAGTTCGACCGTCCCGGCATGGGCCTGCGCCTGCGTGGCGGCGGGCGTGCTCGGAATCATGGTTGCCGGGATCTTCTGATCAACCTGCGCCGTCAGTCGATCGATGCGGGTTCGCATCTCGTCCATCTGGCTTTTCATTGTCGCGATGGTGTTGTCGCGCGCGTCGAGCTCAGTCTGTAGCTTGTGCGCACCAACGCCCTTGTTCGCCATGGCGAGGTAGTTCTTCGCCTTGTCTCTCCATTGAAACGCGCCCATGCCAATGTTCTGAAGACCCGTGTCGTGCATCCCCGCCATCTGCTCGATCGTGTGGATCGACATCGAGCGCAGGTTCTCGCCGATGTAGGGATGCTGCGGGAACAGAAAGTCGATCGGCGTGCCCTCGGGAATCTGCTCTTGCTGCTTCTGGTATTGCGCCCATTGGCGCGGGAACCGTGTCGGCGCCCAAGGCTTGTTTCGCAGCGGGTCGTCGATATAATCGCGTTCCCCAGGTTCTTGGATGAATACGTAGGGTTCTTCCTTGAACATCGGGCGCCCATACTGCGCCGAGAGGTCGGGATCACTTACCTTCTTGTTGTAAAACTTCACATTCTTGCGGCTGTCCGGCGCCGTAAACGACACGTCATAAACCCCCTCGGTCTGTGTCGGCCGGATGTTCAGATTGGAATCGCCAGGCATCGCGACGTGGTCTTGAAAACTCATGAAGTCTCCTGTTGAAATGAAAACGCCGCGGCGCTAAGTTGAAAGCGACGCGGCGGCGTGGAAGGACACGCAGCGAGGGTAAGCTCTTCGGGAGCCTGTTAGCTTCACACGCTCAAGCCGGTATCAAGCCCGGCCCGCGTCGCCTTCCCCCTGCATTCTCACCATATGCTGAAGCAGCCCATCGCCATGCAGGCGAACGGTCGCGTCATGCATCACAGCGCGGGTGATGAAGAATTGCTGCGCATAGGCGACCATGCTCGCGCCGGTATCGAACCAGCGGTCGCCGCATCTGATCCTGAGGTCGTGATGGGCCTTGCCGAAATGCTGCCCGGCGTATTTCTCACCCCCGGCATAGGAGCAATCCATGCCGTGGATCTCGAAGTCGCGGTATCCCATCGCATAGAGCAGCGGCATTGCCCGCAGCCCGACGCTCCCCCCGCCCTGCACAAGCCACTCGCCCGGCTCGAGCTCGTCGAACAGCCCCTTCGTTTCGTCGCCGTTCCACAAATGCCAGAGGGCGACGGCGCGACCCTCTAGCCGATCGAGATAGGCAGGATGCACACAAGAGGCGAGCCAGTACTGGACCTGCGGATGCGGCTCGCCGAACTGCTTCGCCTTATGCTCGCGCGGATCGCAATCGATATGGATGTGCGGGATAACGCCATGGTCGATCAGAAACTTGTGCGCGCCCGATACCGAGAACACGTCTGCCTTGTCGCCGGATCGGCTGACCAGCGGCCAGGTATATCGGAGCGACGGCCCATAACAGACGATGACCGCAGTCCGATCGTGCGGCGGGGCCTCCTCAAGCCTCGTCGGCACGCGCCGCATATTCGCGCGAGCCTGGCGCAGCCTGATGCCGTCGTCGAGGGCAGCAAAGGTAATGACATTCGGCTCGTAGAGCTTCGGCGAGACGATGACCGAGATCTCGCGTACGCCGACATCGAACTTGCGCAGTTCGAAATAATGACTGAGTGTGATCGCCCACCAGTCGGGATCGCGCATCAGGATATGCGCATTCTCGCCGGTCGGCATCTGCTTGGTCGATTCCTGCGTGTGGATGACGAGGAACCCGACACGCAGCGTCAGCCGGCGGATATGCTCAAGGACGGCGGCGATCTTGTCGGCCTCGACATGCTCGAGGACATCGCCGCAGACAACGAGGTCGGCGGGCTCCGGCTCGCCGTCAATGCCCGACACCGCGGGGTCATATTCCCTGATGTCGGTTAGCTGCCGGCAACTCGAGTCTTTGAGCGCCTGCTTCAGAGTGCCCTTCCCTGCCCCGTAATCGAGCAAGGAGGCGCATCGGTGCTCGATGGCGATATCCTCTAGCTGCCGCGCGAACCGCCGCCCATACGTCCCGTAGAGCGGCTGCTCGGCATGCATTTTGACCTGCATCTCCCGGTACGCGTCCGAGATGCGCGGGGCAGACCGATATTTCGCCATAGGCCCCTTGAGGTGGAGGATGCGGTCGCCCAACGGCCCCTCATTGAAAGGCTCGTTGTTGTGGCGCCCGGAACCCGAGAGCGAGACGGGCGTCAGGCCCATCTTGTCGACCACATGCTGTAGTACGTAATTGTCTGCGGTGTATTTGAGTTGGAACACCTCGTCGGTCTCGTAGAGGCGCCGGAACTCGCCGACGATGCTATGGGCCTCCGAGAACGCGACCCGGAACATCAAGAAGCTGCCCTCTTGCACCTTGGCTTCCCGATCTAGCCACGCCATGCCGTTGTCGGGGTTGGGAAACAGCCCGTCGAGCCATTCCTCGGTGATGGGCTTACGCATCACCGTATCGGCATCAATCCAGATCAGAACGCCATCGATCAGCCGCTCAAGAGCATCCGCGATTGCCGCCGGCTTGCATGCCCACTTCACTGCGTTACAGCGGAAATCGTAATGTGTCGGCAAGTTGCCCTTGGCTAGCGGGTTATCATCATGGCGCGCGATGAAAGCCCCCCACCAATCCGGGAGATCCCGAAGCTCCACGCCTTGATCATCGAGCCAGTCGAGATCCGTATCCCTTAATCCCTGCGGATAGACGATGAGCGGAACGCTCTTCGGCCAGTAGCGCAGATAGCCCTCGACCATCCGCTTGCCGTAGAGCTCGAAACCCTCGTCATTGAACGCCGTCACCACGCGATAGCGCCGCGGCTCGGGGTAGTTCTGTTCAGCAAGGTCCATTCAGCGCGCCCATCTCGACAACTCAGCTCGCCACTGAGCCGCGAATGGCTGATTCTCATAGCCCCGCATGCTCGGGCATCCGTCCGTCATGTGGACAATCTTCGGCTCGATGTTCGGGCTGGAGTGCCCAACCAGCCAATTCCATTCCGGCCCGAGTTCGCCGATATCGCTATCGTCGAGCCAGCAGAAGCGATGCAGATCACGCCCCGGCACGGTGTTGATCAGGTCGACGGTCAGTGCTTTATTCGCCGGATGCTTTACGTTGAACAGCATTACGGATGACCAGTTTTTCCTGGCGTATCGCGTCTGCTCTTGCCCATCCATCTTGACGCCAGGCGGAGGAGCAAAATTGTGCTTGACGCACATCACGGCCTTCGTGGGGTCCGCCAACCCAAACAGCGCCTCGACATTGGTCAGCGCCATCACATCGCAATCGACGAACAGCGCCCAGCCGTCACGCGCGAGATGTGGCGTCAGAAAGCGTGCTATCGCGAATTCCGTTGCCATCGGCGCTTCGCTGATCTCATCCCAGAGCTTGCCGTTCGGCCGCTGCGTCGGACGGTGATAGAGGCCCGCCGCCCGCATGTCGTCGAGCACGATCCCGTTGATCGGGAGCGGCGTATTGAGCCTGCGCCTGATGCTCTCGCGTGCGACCGCAAAGGCGTCGGCCTCGCGCGGATCGAACCCGATCCAAATCGAGCGCTGCGGTGGAAACGATGGAGCTTTCATGCGAGAAGAGGGCGGAGCCCGGAAGCCCCGCCCATCTCAGTCTTACGAGCCAGCGTGCGGCTTGCGGACAGACACCGCATTCCACACAGTCAGCGTCGCGGACGCGGTCGAGCCCGAGGCCGTCACCACGCAAGTGATGCCCGAGATCTGGTAGTGCGACGAGGTGTTGGTCGCGCCGGTCAGCGCGCCCGCGGTGTCGAGCGTGTAGAGCGCCACGGCAACGCCTGCCGAAGCCACGAGGCAAGTGCAAGTGCCCGAGATCTGCACCCATCCGGAATAGCCGGAGGTGAAGGTGTTCGAGGTCTGCACGGTCGCCGGGAAGCCAGCGAGGCCCTCCGGAACAGCGGTGTCAGCGCCCGTGCCGCCGATCAGGACGGCCGCGGCATAGGTGTTGTCAACCCACACAACGGAGTACTGAGCGAAGGTGCCGGCCGAGGTCACGAAGATCCACTCCGAGCCGTCGGTCGCGATGACGCGCGTGCCGGGGAGGAAGGGGAGGCCAGGATATTCCGGGGTTGCCGGGTTGGTCTGGTTGACGGCGCTATAGGTCTGGTTGAGGTCAACTCCGGTCATACCGGGAGTGACGATAGCGGGAGCAAGGGCCATGATGGCTCCTCCAAATATGAGTGCTGATGAGGGTGGGGAGCCGAGCCAATGGTTACTGCCCGGCAGGCACGTCGCTCACTCGCCGCGAATTGGTTTCCGGGCGAGCAAGCGAGAGAATGAAGCGGCGGTTGATAATGGGGCTCAGACCGCCAAAGCCCTGCTGTATTAGGCGAAGAGAACGCCCTGAAGGAACGCGCAGCTCAGCGTCATGTTGCCGGCCCACCCCATGAGGGCGACCATCGCGTCCTGGTTCACGCTGAAGCGCTTCGGGTCCAGAGGAACCATGTCACGCTCAGCGTGGGGGCGCCAATGGATGAAGCGGGTGTTCAGGAAGTACATGGTGTTGCTCGGAGCACCGCCAACCGCGTTGCCGCCGGAATAGTCGGCAGTGAACGGATCGGACGAGAAGCCCTGGAAACCACCATCCAACACCACGTCAGCGTTCATGTACTTCACCGAGTCGAAGCCGATCTCGGCGAGATCCGGCGTCTTGTCGGTCGTGGTGATACGCTGGATCGCCTGGAGGCTCTCGAGATACAGTCTCCAGTAGTTGTTGTCGGCGACAATCAAATCGGGCTTGTCGCGACCGCGAACGATCGAAACGTAGACCCGGTTCATGTAGCTCTGGATGTTCGCGGAAGTCGTGGCCGCTCCACCGCCATGCGTGCCGGCCGAACCGGACGCAGAGAAGTAAAAGTTCTGCCAGAAGGTCCACGTCGCACGGTCAATACCACCGATGACGCCAGAAGTCGGCGAAGTATTCACCAAATTCTGAAGTCCATTGATGGTTCCGGTAACACTACCATCGCCATACATGCCGAGCGACAGACCGTTGAGGAAGGTTTCCTCACCGTTCTCGATACGCGACTCGAGCAGGTCGATGATGGCTTCCTCGCCGGAGTTCTGCAACTCCTCGAGGCCGGAGATCGACACGGCAATAGCGGCCTGCCGGATCGGGTATTCCGCAGACGTGAAGGTCTGCGAGGGGGCGATATTCAGAGTCTGATAGCCAGAATACCACTGAAATGTGCTGTTGTTAGCATACGCCAACTCTTGCACAATAGTACGGCCGCCGGAGAAAGTCTTAATCCGGTTGCGGCTCTTGAGACGCGCGATGAGCGCGTTGTTGCGGGTGAAGTTGTCGGCGAGCTCTCCAGTGCGGTTGCGGAGAGTGGTCGTGACAATTTCGCTGAGGCCTGGGAAGGCCATGGCTTAGGCTCCTGTTAAATGGAGCCCCCTGAGACTTGCCGGCGTGCCTCGGCTAACGATTCCCGAATAGACTTGCCGCCTGATGCTTTGGGAACGGCAGAGCCCATGGGAGATGAACTACGAGGACTCATGGCCCTACGTGCCTTCTCCATGGCTTCGCGTTCCTTCGCCTTGCGATCGGCTTCAGCCTGTGCTGCCTTGGCTGCTTGAGCCTGCTGGGCGGCTTGGGCTTCGGCTTCACGCTTGGCCTGCTCTGCTGACAGGAGCTCGGTGCGCATCTCGGGATCGGCCCATACCGCCTTGTCGTAGGCGTCTTGCAGACTTGTCGCATAGCCGGAAGCCATCATCTGGCCCATGGCGTAGCGGACACGGTCGAAGTGGGGCTTATCCTTAGAGAATGAACCGATCTCGTCTTGAAGCTGAGCCTGCTCCCGGCGGACGAGTTGTTGCTCGAGGGCCGACAGTCTTTGGTCAAGCGGGCTTACAGTCCCGTGCAACGCCTGTTGGAGTTGGACACGGGGATCATTCGGATCTTGCTGCTGCTGGCTAGTCTGGCTAGCGGGGGCAAGGGTTGAAAGGTCGAAACCGTGACTACGAGCGAGCGCCTGGAATGCCTGGGCCTTGTTTGGGCCGGCGAGCGCCTGATGCCAAGCAAAGAGCTGCTTAACGGCATCGCCTTCAGTCTTGCCGACCTGTTGTAGCAGGGGGCGGTAAGGCGCTAAGGCTTCGTCGATCGTCTGGTATCGTTGCTTGAGTTGCTCGACGCCACGCTGGGTGTCGCTTTCCCTTTTGATGATGTCGTTGCGAACGACCTCGGGGAGAGTGTCCCAGATGGCTCTGGTGTCCTTGGACAAGCTGGCCGGAGCTGCCGCGGCGCCTTGTGGGGCGACCTTTGCGGGTTCACTCGTGGCCTGCTGACCGGGAGAGGTGGAAGCGTCAGGAGCGGCCTTAGCGGCCGGCTCGACCTTCGCTGAAACTTGTCCCTTCTCGGGGGCGAATTTACCGGTCTGCTCCTCGCGTGCCCGGCGGGCAGCGGCCTCGCGACGAGCCTCGGATGGCTCACGCTTAACCTTTTCGAATTCGGCCTTTAGAGCCTTATTGAGGTCCGACCGCTTCTTGTCGTCGGGAGATTCTGCGGGATCGGATCGGGAAGACGTCTCGTACTCTGGCGCTTCGGTCGTAACGGGCGCAGAGGTATCCGTTGCGGTTGAGGTTGTGGCCTCAACAGCCTGGTCATCGATTGCCATACAGGCTCCTTAGGGGTTATATAACGCCATGGTCCTTGCCCGGCGCGGTTTTCTCTTAGGTCTGTTCGCGGCTCCCGCGATCGTGCGCGCGTCGAGCCTGATGCCCGTCAAGCTGTTCGAGCCCGAGATCCCATGGGGAATGCGAGGCATGCCCGAGATCTTTCGGGGCGGCACCTGGCCCAGCCTCTCGGAGATCGTCAGGGTAACCCTGCGTAACCGCACAGGTGAGATCGCCGAGATGTCCATCAGGGACAACGCTCTGATCGAGCGGTTGGGGCTCCAATAAAAAAGGCGCCCCGAAGAGCGCCTTGGTTCAGAAATTGATGGATTGAGATTACGGTCGTTTGCCCTTAATAGCTTTCGCCCGCGAAGCTAACTCGGGCGGAAGATTGAATTCTGCGCCCGTTGCCGTTCCTGCCTTATTCTCATATGAGCCAAGCTTGCCAGTCGGCACGTCCACGTAAGACAGATCGCCCCCATAGCCCTTGCGGAAAGGCAGCGCTATTCCAGGCAGGTCATTAGTGAAAGTCGTAGCCTTGCCGACCTCGCCAGGCCGGTTGCCCCGCCATAGCCGCGTGAACCCCTCCGCTGCATCAGGCAGTGTTTGTTGTATGGCGTCTGCGTCACGCCTAAATTGCGCTATGGGGGCTTCAGCCATGCCCGAGGGCGAGCCGTGATACGCCGTGATGCTCGGTGGCTCAGATGCTAGCATCCCGCCAGATGCGGGCGCTCCCTCGGTAGGGGCCGAAAATTGAGCGCCCCCACTTCGTGGAAGCACAATTTGCTGGTCAGCAGGCACGTCCTGCGAATACCAGGGCGGCACGTCGCGACGCTGTTCGGGTGACCAGTCCCTGCGGTTCTCAACATTGCGAGACTCAACCTCGCCGGCCACTCGCCGATAAGCTTGCGAAGGAGTAAGATTCAGCGCATTCTTATATTCAGTCTCTGCGCCTTTCTCCATCTTGGCAATCTGCGCCGCAGAGGGGCGCCCTAACTGCTCCCACGCAGCAAATCCATCCGATGCCGCTTTCTCGACATGGGGAGCTAACGACCCCTGACCGTATTTTTGATTCAGCTTCGCGGTTATGGCCTCCACTGTATCCCCAGGCTCATATACATTAGCAATTTCTTTTGCAGACGCGATATCGTTTTGCTTGGACCGAGCCGACGACCGAATTTGTTCAAGATAGGACTGCATGCTGTCAGCAGTAGAACCCTGCGCAAATCCCTCAATATCTTGAATGCCGTGTTGCAATTCATGAAGCATGACACTGCGCGGCGTATCGCTCCCCGTTGACACATAAAGATTTTGCCCCAACCCGATAGCAGGCCCGGCGTCCGTTTGCCCATAGAGGGCACCAGTCAGCATTGGATTAGCACGCCCGCCCACCATCGCCCCGCCCACATCTTGCGGCCTAAGCACTGAGGCTGGCATCGTTCCTAATTGCGGATAAGCACTAGTCAGTGAGCCGTGGTTGATAAAATCTGCCGTCGTCTGCCCTGCCGTTTTGGGCAACTCTCCGATGGACTTATGCACCATAGTGGCCGTGTTGTCTGGTATCTCAAACCGCCACTTTCCGTCAGCACCTTTCCCCCAGCCTGTGGCGCTCCAAATGTCATCTGGATACGCTCCGGCAGCTTCCATCTGCTCCGCCTTCGCCAGTGCCGCATGATCCGCCGTCTTCGCGAGTCGGCCGCCGAATGTGCCGAGCGCATTCTCAGATGCGGGAGCCATTGCGGCCCGGCCGATCCCTGGTCCCGCCATCAACCCAACGAGGTCGAGGTTTCGCCCCATTCCCTCATCAGAGAGGGGATCAATAATCCGCCCATCTGGAGTTCCGTAATACGCATCATGCGGCCAACTGGCGCCGCTCACCATCCCCTGCACAAGCCGTCCTGGCAACGTTTGGCTAAGCTTGCCCATCATCCTCGACGCCTGATCCTGCGAGGTCAGCGGCAATGCGCCGGGCGTATCGATCATGCCAAATGGATCACCGGAGGCAGGTGGATGCGGCACGTAGCGTTGCTCTTGAGCGCCATGCAACGCCTGCGCATAATTCGTCGCATTATCCGACGTATCGAAAATGCCAAGATGCTTGCCTGTCTCCCGGTATTGCTGAATTGCCTCCTGATCGCTCATCACCCGTCCGTCGTCCGAAACGGTGGGGATCAACGTCTCCCCCTTGTCGGTGCCGATCGACATTGAACGCACCGTCGAAACCGACCCATCTGGGTTCTTCACTACAGGTCTATTATTGAGATCAATATTGCCGGGAACCCGCAACCCTGCTGCCGTACCTGTAGGCGAGCCGCTCGAAGACGGATCGGCAAATGATGCCGGATCAGTCGTCAGTAACTGCACGCCTGCTGCCTGCGCGGCCCGCTGCGCCGCTAATGCCTTTAGAAGCGGATCTTGCGGCTGTGTCGGATCATAACCCGGCGGCATCCCTGGATCATTAGGGTATGCCGGGGCCGTGTCCCAGAAGCCCATGACTAATCGTCGCCCTCGTTCATCGAGCAGACGAGGTTGAGATCATCCGCGAGCTTGCGAGCTTCCTCATACGACATTCGAAGAATCTCGCGCGTCTCATCGCCGCTCCAGATGACGACCGTTGAACTCCTAGCCTCGATGTGGAACTCGTTGCCCTCGCTGTCCTTGAGGCCATAATGCGGCGAGAAACCCATTGGCTCAACCTCCGGTCGGCGCGAAGATGATATCGCGGCGCAATCGACCCTCAACCCGGTAGCCAAGCCCAACGATCACATCCCTAACATAGCCCTTTGCGATGCCGTATTTCGCGCTCAAGCCCTTATCCTCGAGCACGATGACCGGCTTATGGGTCTGGATCGTGCCCATGGCGCCCATGATGGCAGCATACTCCCGGCCCTCGATGTCGAGGCAGATGAGATCGCAGGCCTTCAGTGCCAGGTCGTCTATGCGCAGGGTGGGGATCGCGCCTGCCCCGCTAACATAATGCGCCCCGGCATTATCAGCCTTCCGGCTCAGCTCGATCGTCTCGTGAAACTGGCCGAGCGCGGCGTTGAACTTGTACACATTTTCATGCGGTGCATTCACGCAAAGGCAGCGAAAGTTGGTCGGATCAGGCTCGAACGTGTAGACCGTCTCAAAGCGCTTGATCAGAGCCGCCGGCCAGACGCCGCAATTCCCGCCCGCCTGCACCGCGACTCTAAACCCCTTGCAGTAGGGATAGACCTGCTCAAGGTCGGCGACCTGCGCTCGCGCGGCGCGCAGGCATTCGACATCATCTGCGGGCCAGAGCAGCCCATCTGCGTCGCGATAGCCCGTCGGGATCATGATGGCTAGTTGAGCGTCTCGGCCAGCTTACGCGATAGGGGCATCAATTGCTCCTTCTCGACGACCGCGATCACCCTATCCAGCTCCCGGATCTGATGCGACAGGTAGCCGTGCAAGAACGCCGCCGGCCCCTTGGCGTCCGCGATCTCCTTGCGCGTCACCTTCGGATCAGCAGCCATCTCTCGGGCCTGATAGTGGAGATCGTTGAGAAGGAAGCTCAGAAACTTGCGAGCCGCCAGGTTCTCAGCATGCGTGGTTTCGATGACGGGCTCAGGCGCGGCCCTCTTTAGCGGCTTGCCGTTGGCACCTAGCAGGCTCACCGGCTTTCTGCCCCACCCCCGCCGCCATCCCGGCCGGGATACTGAGCGAACGGCTGCATGAGCTGGTTCTGGTCTTGGCCGCCCATCTGTCCCATCTGGCCCATTTGTCCCACCATGCTAGCCGGCGCATTCGGGTCGATGCTTTGATATGGGCTAATGCCAAGCATGCCGCCCTGCACGGTAGGACTGCCGGTCATCGCCATCATGCCCGCTTGCGTTACCGGGTTCTGGCCGCTTGGGAACGACAGACCAGGCGTTCCCAGTTTTCCCATAAGGGCGTTCCCCATGAGGCTTTGATAGTTGCTCGGGTCAACCATGACTATCCCAACAATCCTAGTGCGAGAAGCTCATTCGGCGATGGCATCGGGTAAGCCTGGCTCTGAGGCACTCCCGAGGTGCCCGGCATGTACGGATTCTCCGCAGACATCGCATCCGCCTGCGAAATAGCCGTGGGAGCTGAGTCCAACTGCCCCTGAACGAACCCATGCGCGACCGGCCCAGAACTGTCGCCCATGAGCAGACGGGCCATCGCCTGGATATCGTTCGGATCGTTAGGGTCCACGATAGCCGCTCCTCAACTGATCGATGGCGCGCTTGATGTCCACGGCCCGCTGGCGCTTGTCGAGCTTCGGCGCGCTGCGCTTCGGGTTGTAGTTCACATCATTGCCTAACTCACGACAACCCGCGGCCACCGTCATCTTGCGGAACTGGCTCTTCGAATCCGTGTAGACGTTCGCGACCGGATGCCAAAGCAGATCCTGCGTGTCGGAGATCACATAGGCCGCCCCACCGCCCTCATGGTAAAACGCTTTTGCCTTCTCAACGAGTTTACCATGGCGCAGAACGTAGGTCGTCATGCCCCCGCTCCAGTCGGCTGAGCCTTCGCGGCCTCCATCGCCTGTTCATGCGCCATCTCGCCGGCCTCGAGCTTGTGCTCATGGCCCACGCCCGCCTGTTCCAACTTCTGCTGATGCCCGAGATGCGTGGCCTGCATATTCATTCCAGCCAAGGCAATCTGTTGCTGATGCTCACGGTCGCTCGCCTGCATCTTGTGCGCATGCTCTTGCTCGGCGATCTGTAGTTTAACGCCGAGTTCCCTCTCGGCAAGCTGCATCTTTAGTTGAAGCTGCGCCATCTGCATCTGATGCTCGGCTTCCTTCATTTTGAAGTCGGCCGCCATTTGCTGCTGCTCCATCTGGCCCTTCTGCTGGGCGATCTGAGCATCCGCTGCCTTCTGAGCCATGGCCCGCTGGTTGTCGTCGGCGCTCGATTGCGCGTCGGTTTTGGCCTTCTGCACCTCCGCGGCGGCCTTGATCTGCTCTGCCTGGACCTTCGGATCAGGCGGCTTCGGCTGCCCGGCGGACTTCTTGGCGTCCTTCTCCTTCTGGTCGACGTATTCCTCGATCGCGCTTTCGAGGTCACGCCCAGCTCTGAACCCGCGAGCCGTAAACAAGATAATCTTGCCGATCAGCGGGACAATCTCGGGATCAGCCATGCCGGCCTGCATCCCTTTCTCAAGCATGCCCGACATGGCCGTCATGAACTCGACGCGGGCCGCCTTGTCCTCGTTGGCGTCCTGATTGAGCGTCGAGTCCGTCTCGATGTCGATCCTGAAGCCGCGTAGCTTGTCCTGGCGAAGCAGGCCGAGCGCCCTCTCGACGAGCTGCTGCTTCTCGATCTCCGCGGCCTGGCGCTTCTGCTCATACTGCGCCATGTCCATGGCGTATTGAAGCTGCGGAGGTATCGCAGGAGGAGCCATGCCTGGCTGTTGCGGGGAGGGAGGAGCACCCGGTGAACCCGGCGGCTGCAACCCCTGCGATGGCGAAGGCGGCATTCCGGGGGGCGGCATAGCCCCCGGCGGAACAGCGGCGCCTTGTGGTGGGTGGAACGGCCCCCCGGGGACTGGATTGCTCGTCTGCGCGGCAACACCGCTCGGAGCGGTATTAATCCCTGAGGGGCCTGGCACGCCTGCTTGCGCAGGATTCATCGGCGGGCCACCATTGTGGCCCATCATCGGATTCTGAGCCTGCTCGTCAGGCTTCGCCGGAGGCGTCGGCATCATCGGCCCGACGCCCTCATCATACATGATCCCCGACACGTCGATAAGCGTCTGATCCGGGAAATGCTCGGCGATAATCTCGCCCATCATGCGAATGATGTCGCGGCAAAAACGAGCAACCTCGGCCTGCCGGTCTTGCAGTCGCATGCTGCCAAATCGGCCCTTGGTACGCACCGCCTCGGCCGTCTCACGCGGGTCAGACTGCCCGCGGATCACATCGGCCAAGCCGGTGATCTCGTAGAGATCCTTCTTGATCTGTTCCCTAGCCTGAAACAGCTCCATCAAGGTCGAGCCGATCATCTCGATCGGCATGAAGTCCACCGCGCCCTTCAGGCCCCCCTTTTCCGCAAATCCCGCCCAGTCCTTAATGGCGATCATGCGGTTCTCGCTGCCCTCGTCGAGCAGCCGCGCTAGTTCCTTGTTGGCACTATTGTAGACGCCCCGGACCTGAAGCGCCGCTAAGAGCGCATCGCAGCGCCGCGTCAGGTTGTCGAGCTCGATCGCCTGATCCTGATACTCTGCGAAATCCGGAATGGGTTTTAGCGTGTCATTCGTCATCGTCGCGTAGAGCGGACGAGGACATGGCCAGAAGCCTTCAAGATTCAGCGGGTCGTCCTTCGGCTCTTCGAGTAGCCGATCAAAGCCCTTCGCGACGAAATACACCTTACGATCGTATTTGCACCAGATTTCGTAGACGGTGGCTTTCTTTAACCCGTCCTTCATCCGGTCTGCGACTTGTGACCTGTTCTTGTCATCCGGCACGCGATCGAGCGGAACGTCCTTGCCGATCTCCTTGCCGAAGTTATCGATGAGGTCGTCGCGGCTCATATAGCGGCGGCGCCAGATGGCCTCAACCTCCTCCCACGTCCTCGCCTTCGTGTGGCCGAAGTCTTTCCAGTTGACATAGTCGACGGCGATGCTTGCGCCGATCAGCTTCTCGGACTGGCTCTCGTAGGTGCGCTCGTCACTCTCGTCATGTTCGTCACGCTCGGGCGAGCGGTCCTCATAGCCATCCTCGTCGACCGGCTCGCCATCGTCCTCGGCGAGTTGATCATCGCCATGCTCGGCTGGGCTCGATGCCGGCCCGAAGGCAGGAATATAGCGCAGCCACGCCGTCCCACGACCGGGAAGCAGGTAATCGTATATACATTTGGTGACCGTCTCGTGGAAGCCGCAATCCATCATCTCGTAGCGCATAGCGCGCTCGAGGATTTGAGATGCGGCCCGGCCGACGACATCCTTGTCGAGGAAGCGTCGCTCGGCAATCGGCACGGGCTCACGGCTATAGAGGCTAGGCTTCAGCGTCTGGACGTTCGACCACAGGATGTTGTAGCCGCGGCTATGCGCGAATCCGCCAACCGCGGTTATGCCCCCTTGGCCATCCGGCATTGGAGCCCGGTAACGCAGGACGATGTCATCGCCGCGCTTCTGCCAAGCGTTGTCGTCCTCCTCGAATTGCTCGATTTCGTGTTTCCAACGCGCGGCTTCTTCGTCGCCAGGATTGTCATCTCTCTTGGCGAGCGTAGTCGTGCGTCGGGCCATGATGCTATTTAATTAATCCCAATTCTATGGCGTTCGTCTCAGGCGTCCAATGCTGCCACTGGTCGCGAATGCCGCCCATGTCGATCGGTCTGGATTGAGGAGCGGCGACATGCTCCCTGGCTCGCTCACGCCGACGGTTCTCACGCCAGACGATTTGTCTCACTCGCTCAGTGGTTATACCGAACTTATCCCCGACAGCCTTAAAAGTGAGGCCATCACGGCACCGGGCCGCCCATATGTCGCAATTGCGCTCGCGAGAGGGCGGAACATAGTGAGCGGGATGATCGTTGCGCTTGCGTTTGGCCTCCGCTGCCTCTTTCTCCAGGCGCGCCCACAACAGAGCCACTCGTCTCTGTTCCTGCGCCTTCTCAGCCCGCTCTGCAAGCAGGCTATTGAACCAGTCGTCATCCATAAAGTCAGTCTCTCAGACGCTCACTTGCCCTTCAAGTTAGGCCAACGCCGCTCGAGCATGCTCATGAGCACCGCATATCCAGGCGTGTTAGGCTCAAACATATAGCAAGAGCCCGTCACGAGGTCATACAATGTCGGGCAACGCCCAGTGCTGATCTTCTCGACCGTCATGACGAATTCGGCCTTATCCACGGCAGCAGCCGTTCGCCTAACCACGTCCGGGTCTGCCTCCGCAACGGCATCAAGCTTCACTTGCCGCCCTTCTTGAGCGGGATCTTGCGCATCGGCGTTGCCTTGCCCGGATTTGGGAAGTCGAGCGTCGGCGAGACGTTGATCCTGGGAGCGCGCGGAATGGGCTTGTTGACGCCCTTGCCGTATTCGCCCATCTTCTTGGCCATGACCGTCAGCCCTTGCCGAAGTTGCCGCGGCCCATCTTCGGCGCAACGCTCGGCGTGCTGAAACTGCCCTTGCTCATCAGCTTCTGCGCAAAGCCGTTCGCGGTCTCCTGCGGCTTCGTCTTATAGCCGGGCGACGTGAGGCAATGCTTGGAGGAAAGCTTGCCCTGGTTGCTGGTGAGGATGGATTTCATGGGACGTTCCTTATGGTTAAATCGAATCATCACGCGGCACCTTACGTCGCTGAGCCCGAAGCTCAGCGTCCGCGATAACAGCCGTTGCAGCATGCCAATATACGGACCATCCCGGCTGAACGGACGCGGCAGATATGACCTGCCACCCGCGTGCCGTCACCGGCAGATTCTGATTCGAGACGATATCGTCGGGCGCGTCTCCCATCGCCGCACAGATCAATCGCGCGAGCCGTTCGGTCTCATTACGCCTCTCCGCATAATCCATCATTCCGACACCATCGCCGAGCATGTCTCGACAATCGTCACCGGGATGCCCGTCAACCTAGCCCACTCCTGCAAGAGAGCGTTGCGGCCGGCGCGATATTGCCCGAGGTAGTCGTTGCCATCAACGGGCGGCCGATCCGGTCGCCACGCAGCCGAGCATTCTCCATCCGCATACATGGCCATATCACACCAACATGGCCCCACCCTAAAACTCGATGAGACCAGGGGCTTAGTCACCGCACGCGCCCGATTGCCTCGACATCATCCGGCGTGATCTCGGTCGGGCAGGCTAGGCCCTCCTTCTTGAGGAAGGCAGCGCGCTGCTCGACCGTGTCAGTGTCGGGCTTCATGTTGGTCAGCCAGTTGATCGGCGGCGGCGCTATGGGCTCATCAACGGGCTCCCCAAAGACGGTGCCCCATATCTTGGAGATTGAGTCCGGCGAAAGCACAGCCTCCTCGTCTGTCATGGCATCAACCGTGGCCTTCACGATGCCATTGACCATGGCGGCCCTCGCGATGTCTGCATCCATCTGGGTGACGACACCGCGATAGCGATAATCCCAAGCACCATCTCGCGCGCCGCTAGTCACGACCTGCGCATTAGCGATCTGCTCATCACGCTTCGCCGCGCAGCTCGGGCATTCGCATTGAACGCTCACGCCGGCCTGCGTCGTAACCTGCCGCGCGCCCTCGATTGCCATGCGCGTCTCCGGATCGCCGGCCGTCACGCGCCAGTAAAGCTGGGGTTCCCTGTCGATGCCGCTCACTTGCGTTTGCCTCGCTTGGCCTCAGACATCGCAATCGCGACTGCCTGGGCACGGGTCTTGACGAGCGGCCCCTTCTTCGAGCCCGAGTGCAGATCACCACCCTTGAACTCGTGCATCACTTTTGCAATTTTAGGCTGCGACTTGCCGGGCTTCTTCATGGCTTGCTCTCTCTTTCAATCTCGTCCGCTTCCGCCACGCTAATGTACACCTGCGTCGCATCGTCATACGCCTGGCAGACGCGCCGAAGCTTCTCGACGGCTTCGTGGAATTCAAGAAGAGCTTGCTCGAGGCCACCACGCGACGGCCGTGATGCGCGCGGGAAGTAAACGACCTCTCCCATCACTCAGCCCCCGAGGCCTCACCAACCTCCAAGTCGAAGTATCTGCACCAATCATCAGCATTGATGTTGCCGGCCACGATGCGGCAATGCGCTCCCTCGAAATACTGGCAGATGCCACAATGGCGCTCCGGCATGCCATCGCCGTATTTAGCCGTGCGCTTAGAAATCTTTTCGCCAGCATCAGCGACAGCGCGGGCAACAGCAGAGGCAAGGTCGTTCATGCCGGCGGATACGGATCATAGCCGAAGCAATGATGGTCAGCGCCACCTAGCATCTCGATTAGCTCGTCGGCGGCTAAAAGCGCATCGCGCAGATCACACGCGAACCCTGCGTCAAGGTCAAGAGGCCGCGGCGCCCAACGGATCTTCTCAATCAAGTCGAACGACTTCTGCGCTGAATATCTTTTCCCCAAGGCTTTCTTAGCCTGCGCCTCTCGCCAGTTTGTCGGACGCCAGGAGCTGCTGCGCAACTCACGCCCAATGGCGAACAGGGCATCCTCGATCGAGTCAACCGTCTTGCGGCCACAATTGGGAATCCGCAAAAGCTCCGGGCGCGAAAGGGAACAAAGCTGGTCGATAGTCGAAATGCCCTCGCTCTTAAGGATATGCCACGCCCTAATTTCAATCGTGTTAGGAAGCTTGCCGAGCAGACCCAACAGCTCCTCAGAAGTCGGGGGATTCATATGCGCCTCGCGTGCTTCGGGATTGCTTCCTGCATATCCCACAACTCGTCGAGGGTCACGTCCTCGATGAACCGGGGCGGCGGCTTAACCACAGGCGCCTCGATCTCACGATACGCCATGGCCATGTACCGGAAGGCGTCAGCACTGTGACTCGTCCAGTCGTGCCGCGGTGCGTCCTTGAAGGTCTTCAGCTTCTCGTCGAAGTCGGCGCGGTATTGCCGGAGCGCCTCGAGACCCTCTGCGCACTTAGTCTTGTCGAACCAGCACTTGGGGATGGTGAGGCGAAGTGCATTAACACCGTCCATAAGCTTGTGGTCGGGAACCAATGCGGGAGATAGCCCAAGCTCTCCAAGAGTTTCAACTCGCGTTCGGCCTGTTCCCAGCTCTCTAACGCGGGCATCGTGGGGGACGTAATCTCGACCAGTGCGTCCTTCTCCAAGCGCGATACCTTTCGCTGCAATGACCTTAGCATAATGCGCTAATCCCTGCCCATTGTTCTCGTAGTGGTCTATCACGCGGATCTCGCCGCCGCTCACCTGCCAGAACCAGATCGCCGTCGAGTCGCCGATGCCCAGATCCCACGATGTATGGACAGGCAGGGCAGGCTCGTATGGAACCTCGGTGATGCGCCCAGCGCGGGCGGCCTCGGCGATCTCCTTGCCGTAGTAGGCGCCGAGGATGGCCGCGTCGAAGCTGCACTCGAACTCCTGCTCGTATTGCTCCGGCGTCATGTCCTGCCGGGCGGATATCAGCTCGGCTTCATCGAGGATGCCCGTTTCCGAGGCCCGTAACATCGCAGAGAACCACCCTTCGATAGTTTTGGAGCGTTCGTAAATGGCGCTGAACTCGTTGCGACCTTTGGGCGTGCCGATGAACGTGACCCACCCGAGACGATCTGCCAACATTGGTCGAATAACTTCCCCCCATATGGAGGGTCGCATATCACCGAACTCGTCGAGTACCGCTCCATCAAGGTAGTTGCCTCGGAGTCTGTCGGGGTTGTCTGCCCCGTGGAGCCTGATGCGTGATCCGCCGATGAGCTCAACCCACAACTCCCCTTCATTCTTGTCCGTGATGATCGGTGCTGAATATCTCTTAAGATACTCCCATGCCACTTCCTTAGCCTGGCTTAGGTACGGGGCGACATAGGCGAATCTGCCGTGGGGGATCTTGAGAAGTGCCGCGGCCTTGATGATGTCGTTGATGCAGGCGACTGTCTTGCCGCATCGCCTGTGAGCCACAATGCAGGCCCACCGTTGCTTGCGCTGGTGGTACGGCATGAAGACACGACGGGGCGCATAGGGCAGCGTTATTCGCTGGGTTGCTGCCATTCAACGCCTATTCAGTGAGGCCATCCTGCTCGGCGAGTCCTGCCATGACCGCGCTGATAGCCTCGGGCGTGGCGAGGACGAGGTGTCCATGCAGGTCGACGATGTAGTTTTCTAGTTGCCAGCCCAGATCTAGGCGCTCTGTCGGGCGCATGATGATATCGCCCGGAGTCAGCTCGGGCATCAATCATCCCCCTCTAACCAGCCCACGAGCACCCTTGTAACGGGGTCCGTGCCCTCGGCGGTCTTGGGCGCGATGCTGGGGTGACAGAACTTCGCGGCTTTGTCGGCAGCCCAGTCACGGCGCTCCTGCGTGGCTTCAGGATCGCGTAGGATGGCGAGCATGTAGGGAAGCGGCATGAGACCTGAGGCTGCGAGTTCCTCGCGCTGGGCCTTCAGCGTCTTGTTTCCAACGCCCTTCTTGCGGCCACCCGTCTTTTTACCGAGTGCCATCTAACTTTCATCTACTTTCTGAGGGTAGAACCCATCGTCGAACTCGCTATCCATCACATAGGCAAGGCCGCCAGCCCCCCATCTACGGTCTGAGCCATATCTGCGCCGGGCGGCGTTTCTGGTAACATCCCTATGAAAACACCCGCAAGACTTACTGTCCCCGCCGCGCAAGTTTCTCGCGGCAACCACGACGCTCGCTCCGCACGAGCACGCGCAAAGCCAGCGACGCGGCTTGCCAAATTCACGCGGCACGAGGCTCAGCGCCGTGAGCCGACCGAATAACTTGCCAGTCAGGTCGAGAGGAGCCCCCATCACCAGCGGCGCTTCTTTGGAAAGGTCCAACGCCCCCTCGACCTCAATCCTCCCCCATTGAGAATCTTGCTGGCAATCACCCAGACAATCACCAAGCTGATGATTTGAACCGCGAAGCCTTGAACTGACGTTAGGATGTCATGAAGGATCTGCATGGGGGCTTCCGAGCATTCGCGGCTAATGTCGGTGTTGCCGGGACCGCGTTGACGCCTCGAAATGGAAGCGCATGCAAGGCGGTTACTGTCCGCCCCCGAGATTCAGTCGAAATACCCGGCCAATGGCTTGCGATCACCCCTCTCGACACAAAGCGGGGACGATGAATTTCTCACTCGCATAATTCGGACGAGGCGTCAACCGCCTACGTGGTTCGACGGCCCAAAGCCTGTGTAAAACCTCCATCGCACGTCGCCCACAGGCAAGATCGTCGTCGTCTAGGGGGTCTAAATCCATGAGACAGGTTCGGGCGAGCGCTGTAACGCCGGTCCGCAACAGGCCGTAGTCGGCGAGGCAATTCATGGCGTCGGACCATTGGCGCTCGATCTCGATCGTGACGTCGGGATCGGGATCAGGCCCCAGATCACGCCCTCCAATGCGCCCTGCTATCGATGCCGCGGGCCAGCGAAAGCTGGCGCCCAGCACGTCGCGCATGTGCCGGGCGGCTAATTGACCATAGCGCTCGCCGGCCGAGAATTGCTCCGGGGTGATCTGCTTGGTGAGCAGAAGTCGACCGAGGACGAAGCCGGCGAGATGCGAGGTTTCCCCCCGACGATGCGGCTGCGATAGGACAACGCCCATTATTTTATCTCGCTTTTCGAGTTGTTGCTCATATCGTGATTCACGCTGGCGCTGGCCATTGGCCTCTCGCCTTGCGAGAACAGCGCGTCTGCGACCAGCCCTACTCAAGGCTTGGCCTCGAATTCACCGCACCACTCTTCGTCCGCCGTTATCGGCCAGCGCCATTCGGTGAGTGCTTCCTCAACTTCATCGCTGCGATAATCACGAGCGGTGATGATCTGAGGAGCGTGTCGGCGGCATTCACCATTGCCCATGTCGCCCTTTGCCCGTTCCTCGTCATGATCGGGATCAGGCCTGAAGAACCAACAATTGATGCATTGCCTCATCAGCCGTGCCCCTCGACGCGAGAACTCGGCAGTGCCATCAGCCGCTTGATGTCGGCGGCTAGCTTCGGGCTCAGCGGCTCTCGGGCCGACAAGATCGCCGCCTCAAGCTTGGCTTCAGCCTGCTCGCGGGTCATCGTGTTGGGCACGCGCCTTTGAGGATCGCCGCGCGATCGCAGTTCAGCCGCGCATTCCTCGAGCCGCCTCACGTCCTGCTCACGGGCCGCGGCCTGATCGGCTTGCCATTGCCAACGCTCGTCGAGGATCTTCTGCCGACGCTCGAATTCAGCCCCCCGGCGCTCGGCTTGCCGACGAGGCTCCATCGCGGCCTCGCAGGCGTCTCGTACCTCGCTCAACGTTGGCAGGAACTTGACCTTGCCGGCGATGCCTGTGCGGGGGTCGGCGACGAAGGCTCGAACGTCCTCGGGATAGCCGTCGAGGAGCGCCGCGACTGCGGCAACATAGGTTTCCGGGTCTTCAGCCTCGCCTCTGCGATAACAGGCGAGTAGCAGTCGGGCACGCTGCAAGGACTGGCTTGGGGCCGAAAGTGATGCCGGCATCAATGAGCCGGTCAGCGGCGGCAATGACGGATCGTGAGGTTCGGTCATCATTCGATCTCCCATTTCCTTGGATCGGCTTTAGAATTCGAGAAACGAGCGGTATCGGATCTCCGGTGCCATGGGCGCGGGCGCGAATGATCGCCGAGAGGACACCCACGGCATCGTTGCCGGTGTCGCGCATCCACCGGCCGATATTCGAACCTGCGTCCTTGCGCGTCGCTCCCATAGCCAGCATCGCATCGATGCCTTCGGCCCAGAGCCTTTCGACAGGGTCGGCCGGGTAGCTCGACGGCGGCTCGCCGTCCGAAGCGTTAGCTTCGGAAGGTGGGGGATATAAGGGGGGGTGTGGGGGGGCAGGGGGAGGGACGGAATGCATGTCACGCTCGTCACGCTCCGTAACGGCAGGTAACGGCATGTCACGCGTTACGTGCGTTACATCTGCCCTATCTCGCTCCCTTTTCTTCCTCTGTCTCGCTGCCCCCGATAGTCTCTTGGCCTCAAGGCGAGTAGCCTCTACTGTGGCCCGCTCGGCCTCGTCAGCCTTCACCACGGCGGCGATCTGCTCGCGTGTGCATCCTGACGCCAGCATGGAGTCGATGACGGATGAAAGGCTCACGTTAGCTTCGCCTCCTCACATCTCTCACATCTTCTGACGCGGCTCCCATCAGGCTGCTTATACAAGCAGGATGATGGGACACGGCATCGATCACATCGCATGTCGAGTTGCCATTCTTCCATCTGCATGGCTGGCGGGAGGACGGGCGGATCGAATAGCTGCTGCGCTGCGGCAACCTCGCGCTTGTAGCGTCGCCTGACCTCGGCTGTGCTCATAGAAATGCCTCCTGCTTGGGCTTGGGTGCGGGAGGCTCGATGAACAGATCGGGGCGCGCCAAGGCATCCGATATGCGCCGGCAGGCGATGTCGAAATACTTGGGCTCGATCTCAATTCCGATGAAGCGGCGGCCAAGCTTGACGGCGGCAACGCCGGTGGTGCCGGAGCCCATGAAGGGGTCGAGGATGGTGCGGAATGAAGCGGGAAGCTTCTCAATGCACCACTTTATCAGAGGCAGCGGCTTCTGTGTCGGGTGCTCCTTGCCCTCGCTGGCGAGCTGCGCGCGGGCATATCGAAAGATGCGTACTGGAAAATCCAAATTAGTCCAGGCCATTTCGGCATGGGCTGTCGAGTGTTCCTGCATTTTGTCCCAAAGCAACCAAGCCCGAGAAGGAGGCAGTTCATAGTAGTTTCCGCCCCACACGATTGACGCTGGCACTAGAGCCATGGCTTGACGCAGCGCGTCTTCGCAGGTTGCCATGTCCCAAGCGCCGTCTTTCATATCTCTATCTCTAAGAGGCCACGCACCATCGCCACCGACACCCCACAATGCGCCAAGACCATAAGGCGGATCGGTCACGACTGCATCGACCTTGTCGAGCATGGGCAGCACGTCGCGGCAATCGCCGAGATAAAGCGTCACGCCTTCGGCCAAATGCTCGACCCGATGGCTCATGCGTCCTCGCTTTCGAGAATTCGCGATGTGCCAGGCATGTGAGGCGGCGTGCGTGTCGTCGGCCCGTGCTGCAGGTATGGCAGGGGCTCACGATGAGCTAATTTGATGTGCGTGGGGCAATAGGAACGCTCCGGCTCCTTCGCGCCGCCGCAATAGTGGAAGCCGGGCTTCTTAGGATCGCCATAGGGCCAGCGGCAGCGCGTAGCGGAGAGCTGCATTAGCGTGCATGGGCGGCTTGTCGCTAGATAATCATTAACGCTAACTGCGGTAATCGTTGCATGATTAATATGCGCAGTTGGAGCAATAACGTGCGCGATTGTGCGAGGTTCGCTCGGCGCGATTGTGCGAGATTGCCGTGGCTCAGCCGGGGGTGCTTTAGGCTTCGACCCTCGCGTGAAGGACAGCGTCAGGCCACGGCGCGAGGACTGCCCGATGACACTGTTACGAGTGACGCCGAGCCGAGAGGCGATCTCGCCCGAGGACAGCCCCTCGGCGCATAGATCCGTGAGCATCTTGATACGCTCCTGCGACCATTCGGCGGCTTTGAAATTGTTCATGAGGCCGCCCGTTCCCGTGTTTCGAGGCCCCACCATTTCAGAGCCTCACGCATGTCGTCGATAGACCGGACCACCCACCAAGAGATGGACAGCCGATCGAGCGCATCGGCGAACTCGCATTGCTCGGGCGTCATCTTGCCCTTCGGTGCCTTGACCTCGACGTAATGGACACGCCTATGGGAGAGGATGGTGAGGTCATGGACGCCCTTGCGCAGCCCAGGGACGGCATTGGATGCTCGGCCCGAGGCAGTGCGCCTCGACGCATTCGGATTGGCGTAGACGACGAGCTGAGGGGCGACACTCGCAAGGTATTCCAGCACGGAGCGCTGGATAGCCGCCTCGGGTTGCGCGCGAGCCATCACTCGACATCCACCGTGGTGCGCCGCCACGGCTTTTTGTCCGGCTCTAGCTCACGCTCGTATGGCTCGACCTCGGGTACGCGCTTATTGCGCATGACCCATGGAGCGATTGCGCATGCAATCAGCATGACGGCCACCAGCGCCGCGGCATAAACCTCGAGGCTCACTTCTGCCGCTCCTGGCGCAGGAGATGCTCAAGGGCTACCTCGACGAGGACCAGCCAGAAAATGCAAATCCATTCGACGATGTGGATGATGAGCATCATGCCTTGCGCCCCGACGTTTCAGAGATCCCGAAATCCAGAAGCCGGCTGCGAAATGCCGGATCATCCGGAACCTTCATCATCAGAACTACTTTTTCCGTTCCGCTCGCATCCGACTGAGTAAGGCGCAAAGCCATGCCCAAGTGGCTTGCAACAATCGCATCTGTAGTCACCCCGCGTATCAATGCTGCTTTGGCTTGTTCGTGTTTCCCCGCCTTCTCGATGCGTTCACATATCGAGCGATAGACGGAGACCAGGTTTGAGTATTCGTGAGCGTGAAGGGCGATGTGGTCTTGACGACCGATCAGCTTGCGCAGCCATGATGACGAGACGCCGACCCAGTTCGCGACGCCCTCGTAAGCGGCCATTCGAGAGCCAGTCATCCGCTCATGGTGCTCGACGAGGGCACGCGCAATAGGCCGGGCGCGCCCCTCCATGTCATCCGCGGTGACAATCATTTTCGACGGCCTTTTATCTTTTGTCCACATTTGGGCAATCCTCTGTGCTTTTACGCGACAACACAGGGAGGAAAGCGTTATGTTCGTGCCTCTTGGGAGTGTCGCCTGGACGATCGTGGTGGGTCTGCCCAGGCGGCATTTTCTACACAGGCAGAGGCGGCAATCCCGGCTTCTCGTCAGGGTGCCAGCCGCGGCAATAACGATGGACGGCGCCGCGGGAGACATGGGTAGCTCGCGAGATCTCGGTGATCAGGGCGCCTTGGGAGCGCAGTCGACGCATGGTGACCACGACCTCGGGACGCAGGCGTTTGTTGACGGCCGTCATGGCGACACCGGGGTGTGAATGAAAGGATTGGGGCCGCCCTTCATGAAGACAATGTAATCGGGCGGGATGTGCAGGTCGAAGGGCTTAAAGCAATTCGGCCCGTAGACTCGGATGAGGTCTTCCGCTGACGCGTGGACCATCATCTGCACATGGTCCCAATACCGGGTCATGCAGTCGCCGGCCCGGTTGGCTTGGTAAGCCGAAAGCGCTTTCGGCTTTGTCATGACTTAACCTCTCCATCGGACAGGGCGAGGATGTTCCAGATGACGTATTCCTCGACGCCGTGCATCTCGGCGATGGCTAAGGTGTTGAAGCCCCTCCGCATCAGGCGGATAATGTCGCCAGCGGATATGTGTCTGCGATCAGTGAGGATGAGAGGCATGCGCTCGTCTCCTTGGGGCAATGTTCGATACCGTACATTGCGAATTCGGGACGCACTAACCAGCCGCGCCGATCCCACCGGATCGAAACGACGATAACCAACTCAGCGATGGGATTGGCCCCTCCAGGCTTAGCCCAACTTACAGACGGCACGCGCGGCGGTTGGATCCGCCGTTAGGTTTAGATGCCGAACGCGGTCATAAACATGAAGCCGAACATGAAGGCGAGCAGGATGCGCTGGAAAGTCATGCTTCCGCCAGCCTTCCCTCCGCGTAATCCACGGATTTTTTTATCACGAATTTATGTGCCGGAACACCGGTTTCGCGTTCTATGGCGACCGCCAGGGCCAACGAAGCGCCCTGTTTACCGGTTTCGAGGCGGGAGATCGTGGCGACGCTGACGTTCAATCGCTGTGCCAGTTCCCCGAGTGAGAGGCCCTGGACCTTGCGATAACGGCGCAGCGGATGTTCCATATTCCGACAGTTACATATTGCGCAACGGGACGTCAAGACCGCTAGCCATTTATTTATTTTTGCGCCGAATGCAATTTTCTTCGGATTTGACGCTTGACACTGTTTTGCGGCGCGCGTAATGTCCTCTCATCGAACCCCGGCAGCAGCCGACACCGAGATGAGGGGATACCGATATGAGCAGCTTCCACGTTCCAGCCAACCAGACGGTCTCCTACTCGGTTTACTTGCAGGCGGTCAGCGTCGAGTGCTGCCTTCCCCTCGAATTCATGCGCTCAAAGGCTCGCCGCATTGAGCAGGCATTCGATGCTGGCGAGCCGATTTGGATGATCTGCGCCGAGCTTCGGATGATCCACGGCGTCGTCGGAGATTATCGCCCGACGAAGACCGCGCTCCAATTGGCCAAGCGCGTTGTGCGAGTTCACTGAGATGACGCAAGAACAGATCATCGCGGTCGGGCGAGCGCTGCTCCCCTATCTACGCAACGACCTCACGGATGTCGAGCTTGGCATGGCTGCCCACGATGCAGCGGCGGCAGTCAAGGCGTCCTCTGTTTGCCCTCACTGCGCACGAGCCGCATCCGAGCCCGCCAAACACGAGGCACAACGCCAGTCGAAGGACCAGATATGAGCACGCTAGTCCGAAGCCAGCTTCTCGCCTCGCTCCGCGCAAGCGTGCAGGAACTCGACCGCAAGATCGAGCATGCGGAGTTTCGGATCAACAGCTTCCGGTTTCAGTTCCTCCGTAATGGCCTTTTGGGCGAGAAGCGTGCTGAGCTTCATGGCCTGTGTGACGAGCGCGATGCACTGATCGCCGACCTCGAGACGCGCGAGGAAGAGCACGATCTTATCTGGGATCTCCAGTGCGCTTTCTCAGACGCGACTGACTGCGATGGCGTATCGGATGATGCCCTTCGCTCAGCGCTCGACAAACACGGTCTTGTTGTATCGAGGAAGAAGCCATGAAAAGCATTAATGAGCTTGAGATCGACGCTTTTGCCGAGATGCATGACGTGCTGCGATCCATCAAGGTCTATCACGACCATGGCGACTTGACCGAAGAGATGATTGACGACTGCGTCATTGTCGCGATCCCTGGATACAGCGAGATCCGCGCCGTCAAGTTGCGCGAATGGGAAGCAAAGCGAACGCGTGCGCTGCACAAAGCCACCCGATATTTAGAAGCCGCGCACCATCGCTCGCTCGGAGACAAGTCATGATCGAATTTATCGCGGGGGCGGCATGCTCCGCAGTCGTTTTGATTAGCGCCGTCGCTATGATTGGCGAAAGCGACAGCACGAGTGAGAACCCTGAATTTGAGAAATATATGAAAGAGCTGCGAAGTGACTTTGCCGCTCATACGAGAATGAACAAACAAACGCAATTTGAGTCTGATTTCAACGAGTTTCTCAAATCTCGTGGAGGGAAGTCATGACATCTCCTCTGATGCAGCGCGTTTTCGACGAGATCGAGCGCAGCACGGCCCAGGGCATCTACGAGGGCCACAAGCGCCTCGCCCGCCGCTACTTGCGGGATCAGCCTGTCGCGTTGAGCGGGCGTGCTTTCCGCATCATCTCACGGTGGAGGCGGCAAGAGAAGCGCCGCATCGCATTGGCAGAGATCGCATGAGGGACCGCGAATTGGCAACAGCCGTGGTCGGCTTTGGCGGCGTTGCGATGGTGCTGATAGGCATAAGCTATGTGGCTGGATGGCCGTTTGGCATTATAGGGGCCGGGTTCGTTCTTGTCATCATCGCTAATAGTTGGAGCAAGGAGTAATCATGAGCCGCTGGTTCGACGAGGATGAGGAGGCATCGGCAATTGCGCAGCACCATCTGCGCGAATTCAGCCACGCCGACCTCTGCCGGATACATCATCTCGGCTCAGTCAACATAGACCTTGTCTGCGCTAGATATAACACGATACCGCATGTTCTGAGGATGGCGGCCAATTTCGAGGCGGCGAGACGACGAGCCTATCCCAATTCACAGATCGGCAGGCAGCGACCGCCTGCCGGTGCCGCGTCCGAGCCCCTTGACACACCAAGCTCGGGCGCACCCCATTACGAGATCGGAGCCCCTGTTCGCTCCGAGGCCGCCGGCCCAGGCAGCTTTGCCCCCCCAATCTGCCACAGCCGGCGGCTGTCATTTCATTGACGAGCTTGCAGGCACTGAAGTCTGCAAGGGCGCGGCCGGTTCCGCGGGCTACCAACCGGCTGCGCCTTCCCCCCCTTCCCAGGAGTGACATGATATGAGAAAAGTAAACCCGCTCGTGCAGCGGAACACATACATCTGCAAGCAATACAGGACGCGCACAAGAAGCCTACGCAGTCTTGCCGACGAGTTGGGTATCTCGCACAGCCAAGTGCGCTCGGTCCTCCTCGCCAGGAACGTGCGCATGAACAACCGGGGCGCCCGGTTCTTGAAGAGGGCAGCATGAGCATTCAAGTGGTGATCTGGCAAACGCACGCCCTATGGCTCGTCGGTCCTTTCAAGACGATGGATGAGGCCGGAGCATGGGGTTCAAAATGGCAGGAGTCCAGCGGCGATGATCCTCGCTGGCACACGATCGAACTGGGTCAACACGCGAACCAGACCGAATTCAATATAGGCATGTGCTCGCCAGATCGCGGCATGTCCATGCTCGGTCATTCGGAAGAGAGTTCAAGATGAGCGCGGTTGCGGGGCATAACCATCCACCCAGCCAGATCGAGCTAATCGATGGCGTCGTCGAGGAGCTGTCGCGCTTCTTGAGCGAGACGCCGGTCATCGGCTCACACGAGGAAGCCAAGCGCGCTGCGGAACTCATCAAACGCGGCAGGATCGCAGCCGACGAACTCGACGACGAGAGAGACGGCAATGTTAGGCCGCTCAACGAACGCGTGAAGGCAATCAACGCCGCTTACAAGCGCGCCAGCCTTCCGCTCGATCGGCTCCTTGTCTTGCTCAAGTCACGCTTAACCGACCGTGCGCGGGCCGAGGAGGCCCGCAGGCAGGCCGATGTCGCCGCCAAGCTACGTGCGGCGCAGGAAGCGGAGATCGCCGCCCTGAGGGCCGCGGAGGCCGAGCGCGACGCCATTGAGAACGCGGCTCTAGGCGAGATCGGCGGGCCGGTCGTGCAAGCCATAACCGATACGGCGATTGCCCAGGAAGATGCGGCGCGAGCTGCCAGGGCACTCGCCATCGCAGAGAAGGACGTGCCGGAGCGGATCGCAACCGGCTACGGCCGTGCCGTAGCTATGCGAACCGTCGAGACGCTCGTCATCGACAACCACATATCGGCCGTCATCAGCATGTGGCCATCCGACAAGATCGGCGACGCGATCCGCAGTGCGGCGCGCGATTACCGCAAGGCTCACGGGCGACTGCCCAAAGGCATCTCCATTCACATCGAACGAAAGATTTAGCCATGCGCATGACAGAAGAGATCGGCGCCCTCATGACGGCCCTTGCCAAAGCGCAGGGCCAAATGGAGGACGCGGGCAAGGATAGCCGCAATCCGCACTTTAAGTCTCGCTACGCGACGCTCGCAGCCGTGCGCCAGGCCGTTCGCAAGCCGTTCTCAGAGAATGGTCTTGCCGTTACGCAGTTCCCCCGAACCGGGGAAGGCTTTATCGAGGTAGAGACATTCCTCGCCCATGGAGAGAGCGGCCAATATATCAGCGACATCCTGCGCATGCCCGTCCCGCAGTTCACGCCGCAGGGCATTGGTGCCGTGATCACCTACGCCAAACGTTATGCCCTCATGGCCATCGCCGCCGTTGCCTCCTCGGACGACGATGACGACGCCAACGCGGGAGAGACGCCCGTTCAGCAGGACCGCAGCGAATGGCCAGCGCGTCAGGCCCCGCCGCCCAAGGTCGCCAAGCCTGCACTCACCGCAGTTAAGGCTGATCCCGTGGCGGCTCTCCGCACCAAAGCCAGGGGCATAGCGAAAGAGGGGGCGCAGGCTCTTGGCACATGGTGGGGAACGCTAACCGGCGAACAGTGCGACGAGCTCGACGCGATTTACGAAGAGCTTGGCGAGATCGCGAAGGCGGCCGATGCCGCAGAAGTTATGAGGGCTGGTTAGATGGCTTACGAACTCAAGGAAGGCCAAGGCTCGCTCTTCAAAAACGAGAAGCGCGAGAAGGACACGCACCCGAATCTTCAAGGTTCCATCATGATTGATGGTCGAGCCTACTGGCTTTCGGGCTGGACGAAGGAAGGCGCTAAGGGGAAGTGGATCTCGCTCCAGGCCAAGCCGAAGGACGAGCGCCCCGTTGAGGCCCCGGCATGGGCAGGGCGTTAATCGTCATCCACCGTCCGGCCGATCGGGAGCGTGCCATCGCTTGGGTGCGACGCGCTCCTGATGGGACAAGAATTGAATACAAGGCATCCAAGCGCACACTACCGCAAAACGCGCTTATGTGGGTGCTGCTGACGCATATCAGCGTCCAGAAAGAGCATCATGGTCAGCGCTACTCGCCCGGAGACTGGAAGGTGATTTTCTTGCACGCTCTGGGCCGTGAGACGCGCTTTGTGCCATCGCTCGATGGAACTGGCTTCCTGCCTATCGGTCAAAGCTCGTCTGACCTTGGCATAGAGGAGATGTCGAACATGATCGAATTGCTTTATTCCTGGGGCGCCCAGAACGGCGTTGACTTCGCCGACGATGCGAGAGAGGCCGCCTAATGATCACGTCCGAGGACAAGGCTAAGTGCGCTGAGCGTGAATTGCGAATGCGCGAGCGCGTCTATCCACGCTGGATCGCTGCCGGCAAAATGAAGCCGCAGCAGGCCGAGCATGAGATCGAGACGATGCGAGCAATCGCCGACGACTATCGCGCAAAGGCGCAAGCCGAGGGCGCCGAGAGGCTCATATGACCCGGCTCGAATTCAGCGCCCCGACGAAGCGCAAAGCCTACGAGCGCGCCAAGGGGCGCTGCCAAGCTTGCGATGTCGAGCTGCGGGACGGCGGGCCTCAATACCACCACATCCTGGAAGCTCGGCTCGGCGGCGACAATGCGCTGGCGAACTGTCAGGTGCTTTGCATCCCCTGCCACAAGGTGGTGACGAAGGAACAGAGTATCCCACGCATCACCAAGATGAAGAGGCAGCACGCCGGCAGCATCAATGCGCATACACCTTCAGCCCCCATCCGCTCGCCCGGCTTTGCCCGCACTCAACGCGCCATAGACCGCAGCAAGCGTGAGCCTAAGCAAGCGCTGCCGCCAAGACAACTTTACGCGAGGGAAATATGACCGACAACGACAAGCTTCGCGCAGCTATCCATGGCTGGAAGACTGGCGACTATGGCCACATGGAGGCGTCATTCGCTAATCAACTGGTCGTTGACGCCGCCCGCCTCGTGCTCGCGGCACAGAGCGCGGAGAGCGCAGTGGAGGCGGCCGCAAAGGCAATATGCGCCTCGCGCGATAGAGATCCCATGACGCTATTACAACATTTCTATGGCGAATACCCGATTGACAGTATACACAAATATGACTCTCGCTTAGGGGCTGGTCCTCAGAAAATTGAGTTGCACTATGCTTGGCGGACTTGGGTCAAGAGCGCCGAAGCCGCCTTGACCGCCGCCTCCCTATTCGGGACGGTCGAGCGCGGGGCGGTGACGAGGGAGCAGGCAAGATCAATCATAGACGATTTCCGCAAGCATCCTTCTCGGCCCGAGGATAAGCGTATCGACGCCATTATTGCCCTGATCAGAGGGCCGCAGCTATGACCACCCCCACAGAGTGGGAGGCCGTGTTCGACACGATCGACGAATGGGACTGCGACCCGGATCGCACCATGTCTGAACTTGCCGACCGCATCATCGCGGAGCACATCAAGCCACTTCATGGGCGCTTGGCCGCCATAGTGCATGCGGCGGGCGGTATGGTCGAAGGCGCGCCCACGCAATCGATAAATGTGCTCCAACGTATTCGAGCGCTCGTTGCCGCTGAAGCGCTGCTCGCGGAGTGCGAGACGGTGCTCGGCGAATATACGACTGATTTCGAGCGGGATATGGATAGTGTCCATCGCGCCGACGCTCTCCTCGCCAAGCTCAAGGCCCGTAAGGCAGAGGGAGGCGACGCATGACGAGACCCGCCAGTTGGCTTGAGCGGATAAAGCGCTGGTCCCGGCGAACACCGCCCTATGTCACCACTATTTTACACACCGCAAAGGGAGAAGTGCAATGGCTACCGACGTTATCTCGACTATCCTCAACGACGTCGAAAATCAGGTCCGTGACATTGCGCAGAATGCCTCTACGCAATCCACATCGAATGGCCGCCCCACGCAAGCCGAGCTAGCTGCTCTCCAAGCCATTACCAAGGGCAAGGAAACGGCATCGGATGACTCTACAGATCTGGAAATTCACTCCTTCCTGCACCGCGCTTGGGCCATGCAGGTCGAGAGGAACGGGTGGTCGCTCAACGAGATCAGTCCGGATCACATCAGGGCGTTGCGTCTTGCTGAATCTGCGCTGCGGCTCATCCCAAAGCGGGAGCCGATCGCGTGAGACTCGTATCCGCCGCCGCTCTCCTCGTCCTCGTGGCCGCTCCCGCCGAGGCCCGCTATCACCGTTACATGCATCGCCTGCACTGTTGGCCCGGCGAGATCCACCTTCTACGCGGGGGCCGCTGCGTCTCGATCCACTCCCGGGCCGCGCGGGAGATCGTGCGCTTTGTGCCGCCCCCACGGTTTGCAGCTCGGCCCATGCCTGCGCCCCTTCCGCCTGAGAAGCCGGTAGGCAAACGGCAAGACCGCCTGCCTGTTTCACGTGAAACAGACCAAGGCGTCGAGCTACCCTATTGGGAGCCATATCCTATAATGGGGCGGCCGCCAGGTCGTTGGTGGAACCTATGAAGGCCAGCGCATGACGCGCGAAACCACGACAATCACCACGTTAACCTGCGACCGCTGTGGCCGAGACAACCGTGCTTGTCCTGGCCGATGGGCATGGGCCAACGTGCAGGTCGAAGGGGTGTTGGACGAGATGACGTTCCCCGTCGGCATGAACGCGGCCGACATTTGCCCCTCCTGCATGGCTGAGTTCCGGCAATGGTGGTCCACCCGTATCAGGAGCGAGAGATGAGCGAGCCCATGATCACCTGGCGCGAGGAAGGCGAGCGAGAAGCAATAGCAATGTTGGGAGAAATTCCAGCAGGAAAAGTGTGGTGGTATAATCCGGGCCACTGGGGCGTCGTGTGCTATCTCAACGCTGATCTGACAAGATTCGTCTCCACTCTCCCTACCGCCAAGGCAGCGCTTGAGGAAGCTGTGGCGGTATGGTGCTCTAGGGCCGGGCTGGTCCCGGCGAGCGAGAGATGAGCGAGCCACGCCCAGGCGCGGAGCCGCTTCGAATGAGGACCGCAGCGGTATTTATTAGCGGCGTCATATGCGGGACGATCTTCGTTACAACGGCGGCTTATGAAACCATGAAAGAGCGGATTTCGGAGTACCATGAATATGCCCGTTGCAGTGTGCTGGTGGACGGGCAGAAAATGACGATTCCAGGGAATGCTGCGGCTTGCATCAAAGCAGTAGGTGAACCTATCACCCTGACCGTTTCCATTGGCTACAAATGAAAAAGGCCGCCGCCACCCCAAAGGATGACGACGGCGAGTGAACGAAGCGGTGGGAGGGAGGAGCCGCCGCCGCGCTTAACGCATCAGGACTTGGACGGCACCTGATGCGATTGGGGAAATTAGGAGCCTGATGTCCGGCGATTAGGATTATGGCGGCGGCGCGCAATATGGCGTGCGGCAAACGAGGTCGTTGGAAAACGCAGGCACCATCAAATTCGGCATATTGTCGATCGATGGGTGGGACCAGTCGACGTCCTGAGCTATCTCAACACGATGAGCGCGAGTCCACACAACGTCGCCATATGCCCCTACTAGCGCGCCGAGCACGAAAGCCATGGCGATGCGTGTCATCAATCGGACCTCGGCGATTAGGATGCGTGAAAAGCCGTAACTGCGCCTGAAAAATCGTAATTCATCGACACGTTTTCTGGATGTGTCGATGGCATCGACATGTTGGGCAAGGGCGCGGTTATGCCACCGTCGTTTAAGCTACCCGGACAGCACGGGCAGCCCCTCGCAGGCTTCAGTCGGCGACGGGGTTTGAGCCCTCATTTCGGGGTGATGTGCGCACATCCGCCCGGCCGGCTGAACTCGGGATTAGATCACTCATGGCCCGACAGAGCTTGCTGCCCAGGCTTCCGGCTTTATCGCCCGTGAGCACGTAGGCATATGCCCCGGCATCTGTCACGAGTGTTAGCACGATCTCGCCGCGCTCTGCACTGACGGCCGAGGCATGGATGCGCGTATTGTCCACTGGCGCCCCCTCAACGTAGCGATACATCATATGGCTGTGCGCGCCATGGTGCCCGACGCTTTCGCCCGTATCCACCCAGCCCTGCGCCTCGTATGTCGCGACCTCGACATGGGCGACGTAGCGCCACTCGCGCTCAACCATCCGAGGATTCCTCGTGGGCCTTTAGTTGGCGGGCGTCAAAAATTGCGCTGCAAAGCGTATCGGCCGCGTCCATCCAATCGACCTCGACCTGAACGGCGTTTTTGACCCGCGACATCTTTTTGACGGTGACTTGCACGCCACCGCTCTTGAGAACCACGACATCGCCAATAGCGAAAGGGTAAGGCTCGTCCTTCGGTAGTCCGATTACGTTTTCCATCACACGTACACCCGAACGCGCGGCTTCTCGGGCACGAGCGGATCTTCAAGCTGAACGTCGAGGCGCTCTCTGAGGCACCAGAGTTCATGAATCAGGAACAGCCACTGTTTGGGAACCTCGACCTCGCCGCGGAGGTCCGCACCGAATTCGGTCAGCCCCGGCACTGAGCCATTCGAGAGGATGCGTCCAGGGTTCGTGCTATAGTGATGGTGCCCCTTGAGATGGAGGTGTATGCGGCGCCCCACGGACGCCTGTTGGGCGGCAACCTTCTTCCCGCCGCGAACGATAGGCAGATCAGGCCCGGCGAACCCCTGCCCCCCTCCAGAGCCTGTTTTATCCCCATGCGTTAAATGGATCGACCATCCGAATATCGGGATGATCTGGTCGGTCGAGACGCCGATCTGAAAGGTCACGCGATTGTCGTGCCGAAACCGGTCGGCCAACATGTCGGCGACCATGGTATCATAGGAGAGGCGGGAGTAGAGCTTCGCTGTGGGCTTGAGTGTCGTGCGACCATGGTTGCCGGGGACGCTCGCAACATGCACCTTGCCGAATTGCTTCAGCAGATGGCCGACACCGCCCGACAGCTCCTCGACCACGAAGCGGACTTGCTCATGCGCCTGGAGCTCGTTGGTGATCCGCAACTCTTCATGAATCGAGCCGCTGACGAGATCGCCCCCGAGTGCCAATAATGCGCCCGTGCATTGACAGTCAGCCAACCAACGCGGCCCGATCTCGCATGCCGCGGCGAACAGTCTGCGCAAGCGGCGACGACAAATATCGACATTGAACTCGTTGAGGCCGCCGAGCTCGTCGGCGCTCACCACCTCGCCGGCATGGATGTCCGAGACAAGCATGCAGAGCATCGCCCGGCCGGGCTTGCCCTTACCGCGAGCGATCAGCCAATCAGGAACGACGATAGGCTGATGGCGAACACCGGCTAGTTGCTCGGCAACATGCTCGGCATCCGCGAGTTGCTTTTGGAGTTCGATGGCCTTCCTACGCCAGAAAGCCGCATCGCGAATGTCGCGACGGCCCTCGGGCGTATCAGCCTCCTCGGATTTGGTCGGCTCAGTCCGGCCTGACCACAGGCTCCAATCCGGTTCGGATTCAGTGCCCTCTATGCTAGAAACCCAGCGCGCCATTGTGACGCGGTTGACGCCGATCCGGTCGGCCCCTTCCTCGGTTGCTGATCGCTCGGCACGATTGCGCTGCGAGTATTCTCCTTTAGGCAAAAAGCCTTCGCGTAGAGCATTTTCCACCGCTGCCTTGCGGCGGCGGTTCTCCATATCGGACGCCATGACGGCCGTCTCCTGGGGCTATAGTCACCACGTGGGACGCGACAACGCTGACGGCTCCTTTCCATGAGTAGTCGGTATAGGTAGTTTACACACCTATCCAAAGATCGGGGGCGTGTTTAGAAGTGTCGGCTATCCGGCAGATGCGCAGACAGAACCTCAAGCCCCTCCAGGCGTTTTGTTCGGCATCGGGATAGCGCGTAGGGAGCGATGCGGGCCGATTTGCCCCGGCCCGCATCACCTTGCCTTCAGTGCCGACCTATCAGGCCGCTGATGATCGCCGCGGTGATGCTGGTTCCAAGCGCGACCAGAAATGCGATCACTCCGGCTTGGCTGCGCGATTGTTGCTTGAGCGCTGCGACCTCGGATCTGAGGGCAGATATCTCGGCCCGCATTTCATCATGATAGCGCTCTCTGCGAGCATCCTGTTCTTTGATGTCCTTGTCGAGACGACGCAAGCTTTGAAGCACTAGCTGGCTGTTTTCCAACCAACTGTATTCTTGGTTTGTCATTGCCCCCGCCCCGATCAGGGCTTGGGTGCAATGGGCGCGGGCACCACGACTTGAGCCGCACCGGGCTTGGCCATGGTGACGCCAGGCACGGCGTCTTTGACCGCCTGATTGGATGTCGCGACCTCCATGTCGGGCATGGCTTGAACGGCGGCGACCTTGGCGGATTTGCTCGACGTGACCACGCCAATGACCGTCGGGATGGCCCCGGCGATTGCAACGGCAGCGTTGATGAGGACTGCGTCCAGGGCGGTCGCGTCAGCAGCAGTAAACCAGTGCCGCCCGGCACCGAAGGCGACCACGCCCGTGACGGCGTAGCGGATGAGGACGATCAATTGGTCGTTCATGACGGCTCCAATACTGCATATCAGTCATGCACCTTCGTGGTGCATATTGTTGTTGACACGCGCACCTCGCGGGTGAATAGATGGTTCATCGAAACACGGGAGCACGCAGATGACCATCGAGCGAAGCCGCCAGATCAGCACCATCCTCGAAATCAACTGCCGCCGAGGTGGCTATATCCTGCCCTGCGTCAAGCTTCTTGCTTACGAGCACCCTGAACTGACCTGGGACGCGCTGCGGCACAAGCTCGTCTGCATGGCCTATTACGGTGGCCACCACATCGACACCATCCGCCGCAGCTTCGAGGCGGGACGCTGATCCCACACCCTGCGCCTCACGGGGCGCAGTAGCGGCATCAGAGGAGGAAGAGATGGACCGCTTCACGATGGATAACACGGAAGGCTACACAGAAGAGGAACTCGACGCATTGAACGAGATGTTCGAAGACCAGATGGATGAGGAGGCCGAACACCTTGAACTCTGCCGCATGGAAGGGACGCTCAAGTCCTATGTGGACTACGTCGCTGAAAGCCTGCTCGCTCGTTATTCCTGCGCCGAGGATTTCAGTCCCGCGCAGCGCCGCAAATTCCACATTCAGGAGGCATGACATGAAAGCCATCATCAACGGACTGCGTTACGACACCGCCAAGGCGATACTGATCGGAGAGGCGGACAGCGATTGCCCGCGCACCAATTTGCAATGGTGGACATGCGGCCTTTACCGCACCCCTCGCTCGGGCCGTTATTTCCTAGCGGGACGAGGCGGCCCGATGACGCGATGGGCCACCTCTACCGGCACGAATAGCTGGACCGGCGGGAGCGGCATCAAGCCGCTGGACGATGACGACGCTCTCGAATGGGCCGAGCAGAACCTCACCACCAGCGAGATCGAAGCAGGCTTCGCTAAGACGATCGAGGAGGCGTGAGCGGGACGATCGGCGTGTTGCCGGTGCTCATGTGCAGGATGCCGTTGAGCAACCCCATGCCCATCATCGCGATCGGAGCGTAGGGTCCGGGGATCAGGTTGACTAGACCGGACTGCGAGAGCGCGCCGAAAGCGGCTAGAGCGAAATTGGCCCACATACTGGCTTTGGTGCCGAAGGTCGGGAACATGGGTGTTACCTTTCTAAAAGGGGGCGTCACATCCGCCACTGGCTTGCATGCCCGCACGCAGACAGCAGCGGAGCGAGCGCGATGAGCAGCCACCAGAGTCGGCGCATCAGTTGCAAGCCCGGCTATGTGTGACGCACGTCAGCACGGCGTCCGCTGTCGCGCAGGCGCCCAGCAACAACGGCAGCACAGCAATCAATGCGAGCGTGGCAATGCGCATATGGACCTCCTCAGTGAGCGAAGATGATCGCAGCCAGGCATGCCCCGATAAGGCCGCCCACGCTCGCGATGATCACCACGGCCATGACGGCCACAAACGACGGCATCAAACGACACACCAGACAGCGAACCAGACCGCCGCTAGCATCGGCAGACCATAGAGCGCCAAGGCCGGCACCTCTTTTCCTGGCGTATCCGACATCACAGATCCAAGCGCGTAGAGCCATGTGACAGCCGAAGCAGCCGCGAGGAAGATAAACCCGAGAAATAGCGCCCAGTGAATAAGCATGCCGGACGTGACCACATGGCTCATCTCAGTCCTCGCGCGTTGATCACGATCACGACCAGCAGCATTATGCAGGAGCCCATGACGATTCCCTGCAACATAGCCCCCCACCCGTAGCCGATGCCAAAATCAGCACAGACCTGGGCGGCCATTACTCATGTAATTCTGACGCCCTTCCATCCCCTGGCCCCTTTACGATGATTATTCTCAGCCCAAAGGGGCTGATAGTTCGAGTAATGAACGGCCTTCAATAGCTGACAGCGGTCAGAAAGATCGAATGCAGCAAGGGGCTGTATGTGATCAAGATGCCATTTCCCATGATTTGCCCATGACATGCCATCTAAAAATTTACCGGATATGAATTCCTTGAACTGCTCGACAGAGCATCCGAGGTCGCGAACGGCCGATCCAGTTTTCTGGTTTCTCTTCACTGCCTTATAAAGACGGTTCCGAAGGGAAATGACGATCTTGCCATTGGGCGTTTTCGCCCATTCCTTCATCCACCTAATTTGAGCGGCATTGCCATTTTGGGCTTGTCGTTTCTTGGCCCCGGCGACGTTGCACGCCACACAACCGCCAGTGGACACATACCGAGTTATTCCATCGCAGTTCTTGCATTTAGCGCCTGCGTAGGACGTTTCGCCCGCTGCTTTTGCCGCTTGCCGAGCAGTCAATGGACGCAATTTCGGCGGCGACATAGTGGGTTTGGTTTTCTCCCAATAATATGCGCGCCTACTGGCCTTTACGCGCGCCGCATTATTGCGCTTCCACTCGCGGGCCTTAGCCCGCTCTTCCTCTGCCTTATCTAAGGGGCGGTTGGCCCTCCACTTCCGCTTGTATTCAGGATCTCGAGAAAGTGGCAGAGATTTCATTCGGCGATATTAGCATTCTCTTCGCGGCTTCTCAAGTATAAAAGCCACTCGCGCTCGAGCTCCGGCTTGTTGCAGGCCCATTCCAGAACCCCATAACTGTTGCGCTTCAGATCACTGTCAGGATTGAATTGGTGGCGAATGAACATCTGCCAGCGCGAGAGATAATGCCGGTTCTTTTTTGCTCCGTGGAACCGGTGATTAATCACCGCGTTGATATAACCGATGCGCCCATGCGTGGCCACGCGCACGCGAGATTGCCAGCGGGCCAAGTGCTCGATGAAGCGGCCTGTGATCGTCGCAGGAGCCGCCGCAGAAGCCTTGCCAACCAACGCCAGTGCCATCGCATGATCGGCCGCCCCCATGCCGGCGAGTTCGAAGAGGCCACCGCACATATCGAGGATCGGCCGCCTCGTCGCCCAGCAATAGCCCGGATGCGGGTAATGGTGTCCGTATCCCTTCCAGCCATGCTTGTCGGGGATCAACGGCGCGCCCTGCTCATACTGGTGGCAGAAGCTGCGGAATGACTGCCCGTTGTTTAACAGCTCGCCGTTGGGGCCACGGTCGATCGCCTGGCTCCAGGGCTGTATCCAATGATACAACTGAAGCGCGTGGACCGTCTCAGCAGCCCAACCCGGCTTCTCGTAGAATACATCCGAATCCATCCAGCAGATATTCTCGGCCTCGGGCGCCCGTTGGATGGCGAGGTTAAGGAGGTTCTCCTTACACCATGCCGGGCTCGAGGCCCGCACGCCGACGAAATCGATGTGCGGGGTATTCGCATAGACGAATGGGCGCACTCCATACTGGCACTCGATGAGATGAACCTTGACGCCGCTGTCGAGCATGTGCTCGAGCCA